CCGCAGACCGACGCGAGATATACCGGCCTGCAGGCCTGCGTATCGTCCACCCGCCAGATTCTACCGACCGGCGTGAGCGACGCGGGCGCGCTGACCAACACCAACACTTTCCAGCTGACCTTCTGGGATACCGCAGTGAGGACCGCCAAGTCGCTCACCAACGGTATCCGTCCCGTCAAAGTAAATGGCCGCGATTTGTATGTGGGCGTAATGCACCCCTCACAAGTCACGGATATGCGAACCAACACCTCGACCGGCCAGTGGCTTGACTTAGAGAAAGCGGCGTTAACTGGCGGTGATATCGGTGACAACCCGATTTGGTGGAACGCACTCGGGATGTACCACGGCGTCCTGATGCATGAGTCCTCGCGCTGCACGAATTGCGTGGCCAACAACGGCGCGGCGGTGGCGAACACCAAGCGCGCGTTGTTCTTGGGCGCGCAGGCCGCAGTGCTGGCCTTCGGTCGTGGCCAAGGTGAAGCGCAAAAATTCCGGTGGCTGGAAGAGCTGCGCGATTTCGGCAGGCAGATCGGGATTGGTGTGAGCTGCATCTGGGGGATGGTCAAGGTCCAGTTCAATGCGCAGGACTTTGCCGACATGGCAATCGACACCTACGGGATCGACATCGACCCGCTCGGAACCGCAGCGACCAACGCGCAGTAGGAGGGTGACGTGGCAACGTACAACAGCAATTTGATCCTTGCCGGTGGCGGGCAGGCGAACCCCAGCGTAGTGCCGGGAACCAGCAAGCCCGTGCTCGGGTCCATCGTCATCCCCAGCGGCGTGACCATCCTCGCCAACGACACCATGCCGCTGTTCTACATGAGCGCAGGCAGTGCCGGTCACATCATCTCGTACTGGTTCGACTCGCCTGCGCTGGACAGCGGCGCGACTCTCACCATGTCGCTGCTCGACTCGACTACGCCCACGCCGACGACCTTCTTCAGTGCGGTGACCAGCTTCAGGGCGGGTGCAGTTGTAACGTCGTCCAGTGCGGCCCGCGCCTCGCTGGGTAACGGGGTGAACTACACGGTGCCCAACCTCATCTTCCTGAAGGCTATTGCGGGTGCTGGTGCGAACGTCGGCGGCACGCCGGTGACGGTGTATTTCGAGTTCGACATCACGAGGGATTAGCCGATGAGGGTTCCCAACACTGGACGTGCGATGCGCAAGCCGAAGCCCGAAGACGACGGGGTTCGCAAGCGCGTCAACGACGAGGTGCTGCCCTCGAACGATTGGGCGGACGAAGACCCGGAGGTTCCGCAGATGGAGGGCGTCGTGGACGCCTTCTATCCCCGCCCCCCGGCAGCGGGCAGCGGCCATCTGCAGAGTGCAAATGATGACGTGGATTATGCGGTCTGGGGCTGGAACGAGCAGGCGCGCACCCTAGCACAGGAACAGCGTCATCATTTTGAAACCATCAACACGAGGAAGAAGTAAATGGCCGACAAGAAGAAAAATGGCGGGATGATCCATAGCAACGTCTTCAACGAGACGACCGGAGGCTCCGGGCCTGAAGACTACGACGAGTCAGGCGCGGGCGTTTACCACTCCTATGACGAGGTGCTGAGTGCGCACCTGTCGCAGGACAGCGCGTCTCTGCTCGAGTCGCCCAACATTGCGGACGGCAATGGGATCATGGGCGGGCCAGCTGCTGGCGAGCCGAATCCCTACGGGTACAGCGGCACGTCAGAGAGCGGCAAAAAATAGGCGGCGTGAGCGGGTGTGTTTGTGCCTGAGAGGGGCGCCACCCGCTCAATTTTTCCTGTGATGACTGATGTCTCAGCTATGGCCTCAGACTCAGCCCGACCAAAGAACCTTCGGGGCGCAGCAGGCGCGAACCCTCGATGACTTAAATCGCCCCCAGCTCCAAGGCATTGTCGCGACCTACCTGCAGGACGCGATGCGCTACTGGCAGAGGCGCCCGTTCTTTTTCACTTCTGCCGATAACCAAGATCCCCTCGTGTGGACGGCCAGCGTCTTTGCCACGCAGGGCTGCACCATCCAGTACACCGACCCGAGCGGGCAGGTCTGGAACTTCGTCGCGGCCAACGCGGGCACCACCGACTCGGCCACTCAGCCTAACTTTCAGGCTGCGACCGCCTTCCAGTTCGTGACTCCGGTGAACTCGACCGGAGGCCCGCCGCCGATACCGCCTCCGACTGCGGGGTGGCCGGGGACGGTGGACGACAATGGCGGGCCCCCGAGCGGGATCAGATGGATCAACAATGGACCGATCATCGGGGGATATCACGCGAATCCTCAATTGAGCACTGTTTACGGGGTCAATGAGTACCAGCTCCCCATCGACCTGATAGCGTTCACCCGAGTGGAAGTGACGTGGGCCCGGACCATCCGGCTTGAGATGGCCCCGTACAGCTACAAGGAGCTGCGCGACTTTGACGTCATCCGGCCCACCCCGCCCACGACCTACCCAACGGCCTATGCCTATTACCGGGGGCACCTGTACATCTGGCCCTACCCGATAGCCCAGTACCCCATAACCTTCAGCTATCGCTCGGCGCCGCCTATCGCCCAGAACGCCGCCGACACCAACATCTGGACGACGCAGGCCGAGGCCATGGTCAGGCACTACGCCGAGGGCCGCATCCTCGAGGCCGTCATCGGCGATCAGCAGAGCGCGGTGATGTGCTTCGACTTGGCTAACCAAGAGTTCTTGGACCTCCAGCAGCAAACCTCGCAGCGGGACGTGCGGGCCGGGATCCCGCCGAGCGACTGGTAAGCCATGCCGATTCGCAAGCTGGGAAGTGGGCAGGAAGTCCCGTTTTTCGACTTCGCGCCCGACCTCAACCTGACCACGCCGGGGATCATCATGGACGCGTCCAACGCGATCCCGACCATCAAGGGGTATCGCGCACGCCAGAGTCCCCAGCAGGTCGCACCGGCCCTCCCGGCGACCGGCACCGGGGTGCAGGAGCCGCCACTGGGCGGCTATGTGGCGCTTTACTCGGACGGCTCGACGTCCGTCGTAGTGGGCACCGCCACGCGCCTGTTCCGCCTCGTGTCCGGGGCGTGGACCCAGATAGGCAGTGGCTACACGGCCACCTTCCCGTGGGTTTTTAATCAGTTCGCCGACGACGTCATCGCGACCTCGGCTGGCAACGCCCACATGCAGGTGGCCTCCGGGCCGACCGGCACCTTCGCCAACCTCCCCGATACGGGTGGCGGAACCCCGGCGGGCCCGCCGCTCAACGCGGCGACCGCCATCTCGGTGGCGGGATTCGAGGTCGCCTATCAAAAGAATCAATGGTGGAACAGCGCCGCCGGGAATGACGGGGTCTGGTCCCCGCCCGCGAGCGCCACGCAGGTGGCCTTCGGCTTCCTGTACGACTTCCCCGGCAACATCGTTGCGGCGGCGCCCCTGTTCAGAACCCAGCTCGTCTGGAAGCTCGGCTCGATGTTCCTGCTCACCTATGTCGGGGCGCCGCAGATCTGGTCGAGCCAGATCCTCTCGAGCATCACCGGCACTTGGGGTCAGGGTTGCGTCTGCCCGATGCCCACGGCGGTCGCATTCCTTGGAACCGATGATTTTTATATGTGCCAAGGCTCGGCCCCCTCGAGAATCCCGAATAGCCACAAGGAGTGGTTCTTTAATCAGGTCCACAAGGACGCCAACGGGAACCCCGACCAGCTCAACCTGACCTCGAGCTGGTTCGATCCCAACACCGCCACCTGTTACTGGCATTACGTCTCGAACAACCCGCCCTTTCCCGGCGTCCCAGACCGCTACGTCGCTTGGAACTCGAGATCCGGGCGGTGGGCCCCCGGCTACCTGAACAGCCCCTTGGTCATCTGGAACACGCAGGCCGGGAAGCAGGCGGGCTTCTATTTCGACACCAACGGCGCGCTCCAGAGCTGGACCGGCGCGCCCAGCACCATGTTCATCCTGACGGGCTATCAGGGGGACGCGGACAATTTAACCCAGCTCCAGAAAGTCCGGGTTTCCTACAACCAAGCCCAGCTCCCCACCGGCCAGATCCTCATCCCGATGCACACCTACAAGATGGGCGATTATCCGGTGGTGGACACCCCGGCCATCCTCGCCGCCGATGGCTGGTTCAACTTCCGGGCTACCGACCGTTACCACCAAGTCCAGCTCTCCACGACCGGGAGCTGCGAAATCATGGCGATGGCCTATGAAGGCCGCATCGCGGGGGTGCGTTAATGCCGTACAGCACGATGGACTACCAGCCGCCCTCGCTGCCCGAGATCCGGCAGATCAAGAGCTTTGACGAGGTGCGCAACGCCATCCAAGAAATCATGCAGTACCTCCAGCGGCTCGTGGCCGCTGACATGGCGTACTTCCAGCACCTCAAGCACAACGTCAACCACGCCTCCGTCGCCGAGGGCCCCCCGCTTCAGGCGGCGGCGACCATCAGCCCCTCGCACTTCATCCATGTGGTCGAGGGCACCGCGACCATCACGACCATCGAGCGACCGGCCAACTTCATCGGACACCTGCTGCTGATCTCTCAGGACGGGCTCATGCTCGACCAAGGCGGAAATATCAAGCTCATCGAGCCGCCGAATTACCTGAAGCCGACCGGCCACATCAACCTGACCTATGTGCCCTCGATGGACATCTGGGTGACTGATACCTGCCGGTTGCAAAACACCCCCACCACGATGCGGATCGGCGGGCGGACGGTGCAGACGACATGACAAGAATACTGGCAATCGCCGCAATTCTAACCTTGGTGGTCTGGGCGCTGACCGTGTGCATCGCAAGGGCGCAGACCAACGTGCAGGGCAATCAGCACACCACCGCAGGGACACTCGAGGGGAGCCACCAGTTCACCGGCAACAAGATGACCGGCCTCTCGGTAACGTGGCACTCGCAAGCATCCCGCTGGCTGATGATCTTCGACAGCCAGAGTCTCCCGGCCAACGGAACCTTCAACGCCCAGACCCCGCTCATCGTCTGCCAGTGGGTGCAGGGTGCAGGTAACCAGCCAGACGGCACCCTGAATTTTGACTGGAGCGCACATCCGGTCATTGTCCAGACCGGCCTGACGGTGGCGCTCAGCATCAACGCCGCCGCCTGCACGGCGCTGACCGTAGATGGGAACAACAACTGGTTTGCGGGGCAGATGCAATGACCGGAGCGCTGCTGGTCCTCCTGCTCTTTTTTTTCTGCGGGAACGCTCGCGCCCAGATCGTCACGCCGATCTCGGCAGCCCCCGCTCAGGCTGCGGTGAACGTGCCAAACGGCACCCCTCCGCAAGTTCTGGGCTGGTCAGCTCCAAACACCCCCGAAGCCGAGACAATCGTCGGTGATATGACCCTCTCCCGCACTGGGGTGAACCAGTACACCGCCACCGTGCTGACGCTCAGCGGCACCCCGGTCGGCAACCTTGCGACCCTGAATGTCGGCTCGGGCTTCTCGACCGTGGGCGGGAGCCTCAACCTCTCCGTGCCCATTCCTGTGACCAGTGGTGGAGCTGGTTCGAGCACTGCTGCCAGCACGGGGGCCATCCGCATCGCCCAGTCGGCGACCGATTATGAGCCGAAGATTTTGAGCGGGGACGCCACCGTTTCGGTGGCAGGAGTCGTGTCGGTGACCAAGGTCGCCGGGAACACTCCCGGTGGTTCCTGCTCCGCGAATAACTACGTCACTTCAATCGACTCCAGTGGAAGACCGACTTGCAGCCCCGTCTCGGGGAACGGGATGCCCAACGGCAATACGCCTCAGATCGTTGGCTATTCGGGCATCAATACCGGCGAGGCGTGGACGGTGAGCGGTGGAGCGGGGAACTGCACATATGCCAGAACCGGGGCCAACGCCGCCACCCTGACGTGCTCCGGGTATGCCCCCTTGGCCTCACCGACCTTCACCGGCACGGTGACGATGCCGGATGCCGGGACGTGGACGAGCAGCGGCATTACCAGCACCGCTGCGACCTTCTCGGGGAATGTCGGGGCGGCGACGGTCAATGCGGCCAACTTCCAGATAAACAGCGGCACCGGCTCGCTCAAGGCCGCGAACGGAGCCATCTACTATCAGCCGGGATATTCGCTCCCTACCTACCCCGCGACTTGGGATATCAACGGACTGAACAATTTCGAGGGGCTGGGCATCGGGCAAGCGGTTGGGACAGACCCCATCGACATCACCGACAACATCGCCGGTCCCTCGTGGATCTATGCGCTGAATAACAACGCTGCTGGCACGGCGCTGGCCGGGGTGAAGTTGTCGAACGGAACCAACGCCGCATCATTCGCAATGATGGGAACGAGTGCCTCTAATCCGGAGGGTGGCGCCAACACGGCGGTACTCCATTCCGATCAGGGCCTCAACCTTGCCGCGAATACTGGTCAACCCATCAAGTTTGAAATCAACGGCACCGTGGTGGGGAACTTCGCGGCCAACGGTCTGCACCTGACCACGCCGCTTGAGGTTTACAGCGGCGGCACCGGCACTGCGACGGCACCCGCACAGAACCAGATCCTCGTCGCCCAGTCCGCGACTGCATACGCGCCGGTAACTCTCGCGGGCGATCTGAGTATCACGAGCACCGGCACGGCGACTGTAAACAAGATTCAGGGCTATCCCACCGGGACAGCCATCGCATGGACTCCGTATTTTGCGAACATCGGCACCGGGACCGCGATAACGGCCACCTACACCACGCAGGATGGCTTCTACGTTCAGATCGGGAAAATTGTCATCTGGACGATACATTTGATGTGGTCGAGTTTTAGCGGTGGCAGTGGCAATACGGTGATCAGGGGATTCCCGCTCACGCTGGCGAGTGCTGGGGGTACGATGCCGGGGATATCAGGGGCGGCGACCTATGGAGGCATCACATACTCAAGCGGCACGGGTGGCATCCCCGGCATGACAGAACTCGCCTGCCAGATGTCGGGCAACATGATCATCTTGGGGGCCAGCGGCAGCGGTCAGGCGGGCAATCTCTCTCTCTCGTACAGCAATTTCGGGAACACGGGCGCGATCTATTGCTCAGGGATAGGTTCACTGTGATCAAGCGACTGATTCTATTTTTGCTGATACTCGGCTACTCCCCGGTTGTCTTCGCGCAGATCGTCACTCCCGGCGGGGGCAACACTGGAGCTGGTCAGATTACTGGCGGTTCCTGCACGGGTGGGCAATTCCAGAACGGGATGAATACCAACGGCACGCCCCAGTGCGCGACCGTCACGGGCGGCTCGGGCTACCCTCCCGGTGCCCCAGCGCAGATAGGCGGGTTCGCGGCGACCAACACGTCAGAGGCAGAAACCGTTGGAGGAGATGCGACCTACACGCGAGCGTCAGCGAACAACTACACCCTCACGGTGACCAAGACCAACGGCTCGCTGCTCACGGGCATGGCGACTGCGGCGATCCCCTTGAGCATCCTCAATGGCGGCACGGGGATCACGACCGCCCCGAGCGCCGGTCAACTACTCATCGGCCAGACCGCGACGACCTATGGACCAAAGACACTCTCAGGAGACGCGACCATCAACTCGTCAGGCGTCATCTCAGTGGCGACGGTGGCTGGGGTTGCGCCGGGGCCACTTTACAGCGTGGCGTCTCCACTTCCGGTTGCGAATGGCGGAACTGGACTCAACACCGCAACCGCAGCAGGCGACATTCCGGTCGCGCAGACTGCGACCAGCTACCTGATGAAGGCTCTCAGCGGTGACGCAACCATGACGCTGGCCGGGGTTGTGACGGTCACCAAGATCAACGGGATCACCCCCGGCGGTGTCTGTGGAGGTGGTCAATTCGCCTCGACGATTTCGAGTTCAGGAGTGCCGACTTGCACCACGCCGGGGGCTTCGGTTCCTGCCGGAACGCTGCCGCAGTTTGTTGGCTATGCGGGCGTGAACACGGGTGAGGCAGAAACACTTTCTGGTGATGCAACCCTGACTCGGGCCTCGGCGGGCAGCTACACCATCGCGGTCACCAAGACTGGGGGTGTTGCGTTCACTGGCCTAGCGACTGCTGCTATCCCGCTTTCAATTGCCAATGGTGGTCTGGGCAACACCACCGCTCCGTCTGCGGGCATGATCGATATTGCCCAGTCCGCAACCCTGATCCAGCCCAAGGCACTTTCCGGCGATGCGACCATAACCAGCGCTGGCGCGATCACCGTAACCAAGACGAACGGCACCGCATTCGGTGCGGCGGCGACTCTGGGAGTCGGTACGAATCTGGCCTCCAGCGGCGGTAACATCAACCTCGCCTCGCCGGTCAACAATCTCACCACCAGCGGCACATTGACTTTCCCTGACGGAGCAACAGCCATCGCGCAGGGTCTTTCCAATTTGACTCACCTCGCCGTTGGGGCCGCAACCCCCAACGGTGCGTTCAAGGCTGGGCAAGCCGATGCACTAGCCGTCTACAGCCCCGGTGGTACGAGCTTCAGCGCTGGTCTTGGGGGAGTCTTCGACGGTTGGCTCAGCACCGCCAGCCCGCCGGTCGCGGGAGGCAATATCACTTGGGGCATGTACAACAACGGCACCAATTGGCTCGCCACTGCCAAGAACATCGATCACATGGCGGTCAACACGGGTGAGATCGGCTGGTTCATGTACGAGAACCAGACGGTGGGGTCAGCGCCCACTAGCTATGTTCAATACATGGCCCTGCGCGACTCCAGTGCGGGCAGCGGACAGGGACTGTTTCTCACCCAAGGTCAGTTCATTGCCACCAGCGCCAGCGGCGGGACGGGAGCGGGCGGGCTGTGTATCGGCTGCACTTCCGCATCCACTGACGACATCACCGTCAACGAGAATTTCAACGGTGGAGCGCGCATAGTCACCCAGAACTCCAGTCACGGGACAAGCTCGCAGGCGCTGGTCAGCGTAATAAACGACAACGGCGTGATAGGCGGGTTCGGAGTCACTGGACATAGCTCTACGTTTGGCGGTTCCTACCCACCGGACACGGTTTACTGGAACGGCTCTGGCACCAACACCCTGAACATGGCGATTGCTGCGGGCGGGGCTATCCCCAACGGGCAAATTTCTATCTGGCCCTCCGGTTACGGAGCGTCAGCATTTCTGGTCCGTGCCAACCAGTTTGAGGGCTTGTCCGTATGCGGGTACGCAGGGATGTTTTGTACTGCGAATGTCGCCGGTCTGGGCGTGGGCAATAGCTATTTATCGGCGCAGACCTTCGCCAACCTAAATATCAGTGGCGGTGCCTACTTCAACGACGGCACGGGGCAGTGGGTTACAGACGGCGGCGCGGGCAATGGAGTTGGACTAGCTTCGCAAGTCGCTAGTGGTTGGTCGTTCTACACCAGTCCGGGTGGTGCGGCGGGGGTAAACGTAGCGTGGACGCGACAAGGACTTTACGACGGCAACGGCTTTCACGTCACTAATATTATGACGGACGGTGGTTCTGCCGCCCCCACCTTTACCAATTGCGGGCCAATGGCCGGGAGCAGAGATTCCTTCGGCTATTGTAACGTCTCGGCTTGGCCGATCACGATAACCTTCTCTCGCCCGTTCAGCAGCGGCGTCAATATAGGCTGTGTTGCAAACGGCGGGGCGGGATCATCGGGACTGCTCTACACCCTCAACCAGAACAATGGCAGCATCCAAATCGGTTGTGTCAACTATGCTGGTGGTCCCGTGTGCGGTGGGATGTGGATTCAATATATGTGTTTCGGAGTGGGGTGATGAGAATACTCATCTTGCTGGGAGTGTGCCTGTTGCTGGCTGGGCTGGCGTATGCCCAATTGCAGTCGCAACCTCTGGCAGTGCCGGGGCAGAAGTCGAGCAGCAATATGCCGATTATGGCCTCGCCCTATCCGACTATCACCCCCAGCCCCGTGCCAACCCCACCACCACCGGGATGGGAGCGGGCTAATCCACCAATGTCCGGTCCCTCGCCGTGGGGTACGCCTGTACCATGAGGAAGCTATTTGCACTGCTGGCGTTCCTGCTCTGGCCGACCCTGAGCTGGGGCGCGGGCTGCACCATCACGGGACAGGTCTTTAATCCGGACGGTACACCCTTGGTGAACGGGACCGTCCAGTTCAACTCCATCGTCCAGCAGACCCTGCAGGGCAACGTCACCATTCCGCCGACCCAGATCTCCACCACCACCGACTCGACCGGGACCATGAAGCCCATCTCCATCGTGCAGGGCCTTCAGGGTCAGTTCGTCTTTTGCTCCCCGGCCCAAGGCGGCTGCGGGAACCCGACCCCGGTCCTCATCCCGGTCGCCTCGACCGCCAACATCTCGGCCATCCTCATCGGCATCCAGCTCTCGAGCGGCGGCAACGTCGTTGCCAGCTCTTTAAACGTGACCGGGAACTCCACCATGGGTGGAACCCTAACCGTGACCGGCCAAACGTCTCTGGGGGCACTTACGGCCTCGGGAGCCACTATCCTGCAGAGCACCTTGGCGGTCACCGGAGCCGCAGGCTTCTCGACCATCACCGCCAGTGGGACTTCTACCCTTGCCGGGGTGACGGCCAGCTCGCTCAATGTCTCCGGAGCCAGTTCGCTGACCACTCTGGGGGTTACCGGGGCGACCACGCTGGCCGGGGCGACGGCCACCTCCCTGACCGTCAGCGGGCCGGGACAGTTCACCAGCCTCGGAATCGGAGCTGCCCCGGTCTGGTCGCTGGACGTTCAGGTCAACCAGAACGCGGCCACCAAGGCCCATGTCCTGAATAACAGCTCGGGCACCGGAGCTGCCTCGATGCTCGAGGCCGACAACGGGGGCTGCGTGACGGATGTCGGGGTCTTCGGGACCGGAGCCACCCCGAGCGGGTCGCCCTTCTATGTGGCCAACCGCAACTTCCTGTTGGGTGGATGCGGCCCCGGCCTCCTGATTCAGGCCTCCGGGCCCAGCTCGATGCTCTACCTGTCGGCCCCCAACGGCAACAACGTGGACGTCTTGGGGAATAACCACTTCGGCATTTCCCGCAATGGCGTGGGTCCGGGCCCCACCGTCAGCGCATGCGGGACCAGTCCCAGCGTGACCGGCACCTCAACCGACAATGCCGGAATCGTCACCGTGGGCAGCAGCGTCTCCAACTGCACCATCACCTTTGCCGCAGGCTTTCCGAATATCCCGGCCTGCACCTGTTCCACCGTAAACATCGGGACGTGGTGCGTGGCCAACCCGAGCACCAGCGGACTCAGCCTGACCTTCGGCACGGCTATAACTGGCAATGCCAGTTGGGTATGTATGGCCCTATTATGAAAACTCTCGCCCTAGTTCTCTGGATACTCTGCTCTGCAGTCGCGGCCTATGCGCAGGCTGCTCCACCCCAGATTCAGCAGCCACCCACGGCGGCAGACCTCGAGCAGCAGCTCGAGGCGGTCGGTTGCAAGGCCGAGCGGCAGGCGGCAGCGAGCACCATCGTGCAGCTTCAGAAGCAGAACCAAGATCTCCAGAAGCAGATCACCGCGAAGGATCCGCCACCCAAGTCGGGAGCAACCAAGCATTGAAGAGCTGGCTCTGGATTCCGCTGGCGTTCTTGTTGATGGGGCAGGCCACGCCCACGGCCACCCCCACCCCGACTGGACCCACGATGTGCAGCGTCACCGGGAGCGTCGTCAACGCCGACGGAAGCCCGTTCGTCAACGGTGTCATTACCTTCAATAGCAAGAACATTCAGGTCATCAACGGAGTCCCGGTAAACCCGACCAACGTCACCACCAACACCGACGCCAGCGGGGTTATCCGGGCTATCTCGCTCCCGCAGGGCCTCGTGGTGCAGGTGACGGTGTGCCCCCCGGCGCAAGGTCAGGGTCAGCCCGCGAACTGCTCGGCCCCGTTCTCGGCCTTCATCCCGTTCAGCACGAGCGCCAGCTTCGGCAACTTGTCGCAGGGCACCTCGCTGTCGCCGCCCAACCCTCCCGGCTCTGCACCGCAACTCATCGGCTATAACGCCAGCAACGCGGTGACCGCAGCGACCCTTGGAGGCGACATCAGCCTCGCTGGGATTGCCCCGACGTATACGGCCACCGTGCTCAAGCTCAACGGCCAGACCCCCGGCGGGGCGTGCCCTGCCAATCAGTTCACGAGTGCAATCTCAACAAGCGGAGTGCCCACTTGTTCCGCGCCTGCGGGGAGTAGCATACCGACCGGACCCTTTCAGACCCTGCAATCTAACGCATCGAATGCGTCGGTGTGGAATAGCAACATCGCCATTGGTATGCCCGTGGCGACCCCCACCGCTGGGCAGAACACTGCGCTCCAGATCGCGTCTGCTGGGTCTACTACATGGGCGGGAACCTCTTACACCAACAACGGCGGCGTCAATAACCAAGCAAATGCATGGGGCGTGAAGAACCCGCCGCTGACATCAGGCACCGGCCTTTATGCAGCGTATTACGCCAATTACTGCGACCCCGCACTGGGGAACGCTTGCACAGGCCCCAACGATTTCTACATGGTGATGCAGGCCAACGGGGCGGGATCGACCATAGCGACACCGTTGTCGGCAGAGCTTCAGACCGTCGCTCCCGCCGGTTTGCAGATCAACAATCTCGCTGCCAACAGCAAGCTGAGTATATACAGTGGGGGTTTGATCACAATCACCCCCAGCGGTGGGGCGCAACTGGCACAGTGGCGCACGGGCGGGTTGGACATCGGCAGCACCACGGTCGGGGCTGATGCGATAGATGTGACCGGGGCCGGATCATCTGAACTCATTTACGTTAAAAACACCGGCACCAGCACCACTGGTCAGGCCGGATTCGGCGCGACCAATAATGTCAGCGGCGTTAACCTCTGGCTCAATCAAACCGGCCCCAATTACACAGGCAGCACCGTGGGACCGAATACCGGCTACCTGTACGCGGATCGCGGGCTGGCGCTGCTTTCCGGCCAGAACGACGGCTCGCCCATAACCATGTGGGTCGCAGGCGCCAAGATGGGAACTCTGAGCAACACGGGCGGGTACGATGAACTGATGTTCACTGGTGGCGGAATAAATTCCGGCGCGATGCCCAACATGAACTACGTCGCCGGGGCGCACGTCAACGCCGCTGGGAGCTGGCTGGCGGATGCGACCAGCGCGAATATCATCAATGAGTACAGCGCGACCATCGGGTTCTATGCAGACACAGGCCTCACTGCGGCCAGCACCTTTTCGCCAACCCTGCGAGCAAAAATTGATTCCGCTTGGAATGAAGTCACTTTCACTCCAGTGCTTTCGTTCGGTGGGGGCAGTGTGGGCATCGTCTACACGAGTCAGGGTGGAGAGTGCTGGAGTTTTTCAAGATTCGCCTACTGCGAAGGTGTAGTCACTCTTTCCAGCAAGGGAACCTCCACAGGTAACGTCAAAATCTGCAATCTGCCCCTTATTCCCAGTGGCGCTGGCTGGATGGGTGGAACGGTGAATTACTTCTACGGATTCACCGGCTTCTTGGGTACGCCGACGTTAATAACCAACAGCGATGGTTGCGTACAAGTCGGTCAGGGCAATCCGAATGGGTTCGTCGCTGCTACTGATGCCAACTTTACGGCCACCTCAAACTTCCAGTTTTCAGTCTACTTCGTTCAATGAAACTCGCATTCGCAATTGCACTCACGCTGCTCGCGGCTGTCGCCTACGCGCAGTCGAGCGCCACTCCGACGCCAGCTCCAATGTGGGCGCAACCGACTGCCACCCCGACAGCAGGACCGGCGGTGACGCCCAGTCCGCTACCAGCACCACCATTGCCGTGGGCTAGCCCTGCAACCAAGAGGTGAACTATGGGAACGATCCCGACTACGACGCTGCCTAAGGTCCAAGGCGAAAACGACGCCTCGGCGGTGCTGCGCTTCGACACCAGCGCCCGCTTCTACCTCGGCCTCTTCATCATCCTGCAGTTCGTCCTGCTCATCGCCTATATCGTTTATCGCGGCGCGGCCCTGCCCGACAGCCAGCTCATCCTCGGCGCGGAAATCGGCTTTGTCTCTGTGGTCTTGCAGTATTTTTTCGGGAGTTCATCCGGCTCCGTTACCAAGTCCGCAAAGGAGGGGCCGACGCCACCACCTAAGTGAGCGACGAGCTAGAACTCGCCGCGAAGGAACCATGGTGGGCGAAAGCACCCGCATACTTAGCCGTGGCAATAGTGGGCGTGCCTTCCGCGATTGCCTTGGCGGCGGGCTGGTTCATCGCGAACAACGTGACCTATCGGCTCAAGCTGCTGGAGACTTACGACTTGTCGATCCTGAGCACGCTGAGTCAGATGAGTACCAAGAGCAACCAAGATATCGACTCACTGGAGGGGTTCATGCGCGCGACCTTGCGGGCGGCGCAGCAGAACTGCCTCAACAACGCCAAGACCGTTGAGCAGCAGCACAAGTGCGTGCAGGTTCCGGACCCGTAACCGTCTCCACCGTGAACAGGTTCCAGCGCCGCAGGTTGGCGAGGTGTTCAGGGGTGACGCGGCAGCGATAGCGCCCGTCGATCTTTATCGAGACGAGACGACTCTCAGGTGGCGGGTTGCCTTCTTCTTTGGATACCATTTCTTTCGCCAGTGCGATCTGACTATGTAGGCACGCACCCGGATGTCGTCACTGCGCTTTTTGCCTACCATAGGCTCGAGCAAGTCCTCGAGCGTGCTGGTTATCGACCGGCCCCCCTTGCCGTCAATGATGTCCTGTAAAATCATCGTTTGGTCTGGTCCTCGATTAGATCGAGATTAGGCATCTTTCCCTTTTCTTTTAACTCGGTGAGCTGGGGCACCGCGAACTCACCAAAGGTCTGCCCGCTCGGAAGGACGATGTAGGGCAAGAACTCGGTTTCAAAGCTCGTGATCTTGCTCTCCACCGCTTCGAGCTTGGCCTTGATGGTGAGGCAGAGCGCTCGCCAGCGCTGGCGCTGGTCCTGCTCGTTCTTGTTGGGCAGGGGCAGGACGAAGCGGACCATCCAGTTCGACACCCGGAACTGGACCATCGCGCGGCTGTCGGCCATAGCCGTACCAAACTGGTCCGCCTTGTACCGCTGGAGGATCTGCTCGATCTCCATCCGACTCTTCGCGATGGGAACCTTGGTGCGCGAGGCGTATCTCACTAGAGCAGCTCCCTTTGTCCCTCGATGGCGGGCTGTGCCGCGAGCGGATAGGCGCGCTCGTTCACCTCGATCTCGACCCGTGGCCTTTCTGAGTACCACTTGCCGATATTGAGTTGGACTATCTGCGCGTCATCGAGCCACGCCACCCCGGTCAGGGAATCACAAATGCTCTTGCTGTAGTTATCCGCGTCTGGCCGCGTGGTCGGTCGGATGGTCCCGTTGAGTGCCCACGCCTGCTTGGCCTTGGACATCGACTTGGGCACTGGCAGGTAAACCCGGATGTCCACCTCGAGCATCCCCGCCAGCGGGGGCTTGCCCTTCATCTGGGTAATGGCCAGCTGCTTGGCGGTGATCTGCCACTTCCTGACTTCCGCCGGGGTGTACATCGAGACGTGATGGCGCTTGCGCAGGGCCATCGGAAGGGGAGGGACAATAGCCCCTTGAGGTGGCCGCTGCGCTTGCGCGAACCCGTCGATGCATATCCGGATCAGAGCTGTAGCCTCCAGCGCTCGTGGATCTCACGCAGTCGGGTCCGGTGAACGTCGCCGAGGGGTGCTTCGGGCGATGCGGAGGCTCCGTTGCCGTGGGTTGGCACCAGCAGCAGCACTATTTCCGCCATTAGTGCCAGATCCTTGCCCAGCTCGTGCGCCGCCTGCAGTGCGGTCTTCAGCTGCTCTTTTTTCTTGCTGGACTTCTTCTTTGCGGGCTTCTTGGTTGGCTTTTGCTTCTTCGGCACGTTTCACACTCTCTCTGAGATTCGCCTCGAGGTTCACCCCCAAGTCTACCGTTGCCAGACCTTTCCCGGCGCAGATGGACCAGTACCCGCAGAACTTCGGCGAGCATCCAAACCAGTCAGTCCGGGGGACGAAGATCCGATGGTCAATGGCCTTGGCCATGTTGCCGATGCGGTTTAGGTGGAACTCGATCTGCTCCCTCGAGCGGGTGGTGTGGAGCGACACGGCCTGCGCCTGCTTGGTCTTGACGATGACGTCCATCGCCAGCCCCTTCTCCACCTCCTTGGTCTTGAGGCGGCGCGCTATCGCGTACTGGGTCAGGTCCACCAGCTTGTCCGCGTCGAGCTGCTGCGGACTGGAGGCCCGCGTCTTCAGCTCCCTGATGATGCCCTTGTCGTCGGTGATGTCGATGATCGAGTCGAGCTGGTAGGCCGCGACCAATTCCCGGCCCTCGTTCTCCAGCTCCGCAACCTTGGCAATGGCCTGATCTCCCGCATCCCGCCACTCCGGACCCGCCAGCGTGAAGATGAGGTTTTTCTCGACTCCCTCCAGACTCTTCTCCATGACGATGAGGTTCCAGATCTTCTGCTCGACCGCCGCGCGGTTCTCGGGCTGGACCTTGGGCGCGATCCCGGCGGCGTGGGCCCGCACCATGTCCACGCCTTGGTCCTTCATTGCCGCCGCGCTCTGGCCGGGGTCGAAGACCACCTCCTCGGCCTTGAGCCCGTCCTCCCACGTCTGGGCGAAATAGTCAGTCTGGTCCGAGAGCGGGAGATCCTTGCGGCTGTCGGCCTTCTGCTCGAAGTTGTGGGCCGCAGTCTCATGGATGCCCAGCCCCAGCTTCATCGCCCCGCTGGGCGGGATTTTCTTGCCTTCCAGATACCGCCACACCCACCGCATCTGGCAGTCGTTGGCGAAGGTGTTGATCTGGGTCTTGGAGAATCGGTGAATCGGAATCATGGTTTCCACACTTCCTGCCGGTTGCCGGTCCCGGCCTTCTTGGATTTGACGAGCCCCTCTTCCTCGAGCTTGTTCATCGCGGAGTATACCGCCGCGTAGCCGTGGCCCACCGCCTTGGCTTTCTCAATGATTTTTGCCTTGGGGGTCGGCTTGTTCGAGATATGCCTCAAGAGCCACGGCTTGAGCTGGTCCTTGGTCCCGTTGGGGCTGCTTTCGAGTACGCGGCTCAAGGCGCTGCCCAGCACCTCGCGCGCCAGCGTGATCGTTCCGATGTGCTGCGCCGCTGCGGCCTGCCGCTTGGGATCCAGAGCGAGGCGGGCGAGGCCGTCCTCGGGCACCAGCTTGGTCAGGAGCGCGTCGAGCGCAAGCAGCTCGCGCCTCAGTTCCTGTTGGTTCTCAGGGGTCACGCCTTTGCGCTCCTTCGGTTGTCATATTCCGCTGGCGGATAAAGGTCGGGGCGCAATCTGTATCGTGGCACCTTGGTCAACCGCTCGAGTTCAAGCACCCGTGTTGGTGGGGTCCGTTTCCATTTCTGGACTGCTTGATAAGGGATTCCCATTAGCCGACCTAGCGCCACCAGCCCGCCCGCCCGCTTCACCGCCTCCTGTAACGCTGCGTCCATCTATCGCTTGCGCTCCTTCGCGGCCTTCGCGATGTCGTCCATGATCCTCGGAAGGTCCGAGATCTTCACTTGGTCCGACGACTCCACCCCGGCGTACTTCTTGAGGACTTCGGGAATCTGCCGTACCGGCCAGCCCGAGTTGACGATGAGAGACGTAAGAGTGTCCTGCTCAGCCAGATCAAGAAACCGGACTTCCTCAGGCTCTGGCTCTGCCTCCTTGTCCTCGAAGCCGGGGATCTGCTCTGCGGCCCCGCCCAGTGTCGTGGCGTTGGGTGCGGGCCCGTGCCCGTTGCTCTTGCCGTTGCCCGCCACGTCGTAGTTGTCATTGTCCCGTTCGCGGGTCTGGTTGTACTGCTCGAGCGCCTGCGGAGTCGCATGGGTGCGGTCGCCCTGCAGGCGTTTACAAAGCCGCCGGATGGCCGACTTCTTAATCATCTCACCCTCGAACTGGCCCCACGCCGGGGAGAGCTTGCCCTGCCCGCCGCGCGCCTGAATCCGCATGGCCGCGCCCTTGATGGCGTTGATGTCCTTCATCTCGAGGATCTCCCACTCCCAGATTTCAGGCACCGTCGAGATGAGCGCGGTCGCATACGCGCCGACCAGCGGGCCCCGGTCGCCGAAATACTTGGGGTGATGCTCGAGCTTGTGCTCGGTCCCGGCATGGACGACGAGGCCCTCGCCCCGCGTGTCGTTCTGGTAGACCAGCTCGGCGAAGATCATGATCGCGGCCTTCGCATCGACGGCCCGCTTGATCATCCCGGTGTAGCCGACCTGAAAGGTCAGCTTGTTGCTGTAGGGAATCAGGAACGCGTAGTGGTCCGGGGTGCCCAGCTCGAGCTGGCAGGAGGCTGCGTCGATGATGCACTGGATGCGCGACTCCATGGAGCAGGTCGGGTACTTCGAGACTTCGTTGATGGCCAGACCGATGAACCGCTTCTTGTCCTTGGGGTCCATCGCCAGCAATTCCTCTACGGCGCTGCGGCGCGCCTCGAACAGGGTCATAAATTGGTCGTTAGGCACTTAACTTGCCCTCCTTTGTTCTAGGCCTTCTTCTAAAAGTATTCGGACCAAGCTGGTCATCGGGCGCCGTTCGCGCTCGGCCTGCAGACGGAGCTTGGCCAGCGTCACGAGGTCAATGCGCAAGTTGAAGACCTCCGTCGCTGGTGCGCGTTGTCGGCGGTTGAGGCCCCGGCGAACAACTCTGGGGATTTTCAGCCTGCGTGGCCGTTTCGATTTCTTCATCACTGCGCTTACCTTATTGAAATACGGTTCCGTAGTCAAGTGGCTATCATCCCACGGATGTGGGTTGCCAACGACTATCCACAGGGGCCCTTGACGGGTCAATCGTTTGGAGTAGGATCCGCGAGCGCCGCAAAACATACGACTGCCGTAATAACGTCCGGAAGGGGAGCTGGTGTGGTGCTATGTCCATCGCTGACGAGGCCAGAGATGCGGCTCGGAAATTCCTCCTCGACAGGGTCAATCAATACAAGAACAGTCAGAAAAAGGCTCGGGTAGCTCAGGCGGAAGAGCAGCGGACTTTTAAACCGCCGGTCGCGGGTTCAACTCCCGCCCCGAGCACCAACGGTAACGGGCACGTCAACGGCAAGCGGCTCTTGAGCCCCATGGACATCTGGAAGGTCCGGATGGCCAAGGTTATCGAGGTCGATTGCGAAAAAGCCGGGAACCTGACCTTCCTCGGCACCGACCCCGAAAGACTTATCGACAGCTCCACCAGTTATGCACTGAGCGTCATCGAGCAGACCGGCCTGATGCCCCCGGAACCCACCGACCTCCAGCTCGAGGTGCGCAACATCGCCTCCGGGGTCGTGCAAGGGTTTATCGACAAGTACGCGCTGACCAACGGCAACGGCCACCATCCCCCCGTCAACATCGACCCCGAACTGGTCTTGAAGCCCCTCGATCTGGGGGCGCTTTATGCCATCTATGCGGAGTGGCAAAAAGTGCCTTGGGTGTGGCAAGGGATCCTGCCCCACGGGAGTCTGTCGTTGCTCGTGGGCAAGAGCGAGTCGGGCAAGAGCACGCTCGTCTATGCCCTCATCTACGCGATCATCAAGGGGCTGAATTTTTTCGGACGCGAATGTGAGCGGGGCCGCGTCCTCTATCTGGCGGGCGATCCGGCTTCTGAGTACGTTGCGGCCCAGACTTTCCAAGCACTGGGCCTCGAAGAGCACGAAGGCATCCTCACCCTGCGTGGTGCTCTGGTCGGCAATCCCCATGCGTGGGCCCAACTCCGTCAGATCGTCGCAGACTTCCGGCCAACGCTCATCGTGCTCGACACGCTCGGTGCGGCGGTTGACCTCGACACCGAAAAGTACGCGCAGGCTTTGCGCTCCCAGCAGCCACTGACCCAGCTCGCCCGCGACTTCAACCCCAACATCCTGTCCCTGCACCACTCCCAGAAGCAGGCCATGGAGGCCTACAACGTAGTGGATGCGGCGCTCGGGTCAGTCGGGGTGGCGGCGGTGGCATCCACCCGGATGGTGACCCGGACTTACCGCCGGGGACGTCAGACCTTCCATACTTTCGAGATGTCCAACCTCAGGATCGGCCAGCCGCTCGAGGGCGAGTGGATTCTGGTCAAGCTCGACAACGGCCTCATGGAACTGGGCAGTCTATGGTCCGAACGAGAGGGCAACCTCATCGAGGAAGCCATCCTCAAGGTCGTAGCCGACAGCGATGCGCCGGTCACCCAGACCGATATCAAGGACCGTATCGGTTTGAAGATGAGCCGGGGTCTGCTAGGTAAGAAGCTATCGGAATTGGTACGCGACCAGAAACTCAAACGGACTACCGCCGGGGTTAAAAGATACTCACCGCCAGACCCCCAAGAAGACCCGAGTTAAAACAGCTCAGCTAATGGAAAGAAATTTTCGGGACCATACGGGGAAAACGCAATTTTTGATCTCCGAAAGGAGGCCTTCGTCGGATGAGTGAATCTAATGGAAAAGTGGCCTTGCTGAGGAAAGGTTGGTGGGTCACGGTGACGGTCAAGCCGGGGGTGTTTCCGCTGCGCGCTTACTGCGGTGAAATTCAAGCGATAGACGAACGGGGATTCAGGATGACATTGGTCGATTGGTTCACCGGATATCCGGTGGGCTGGGATATCTCGGTGCCATGGGACCAGTTCGAGGGTGCTCTCGTCTGTACCGACCAGCACGATAAAAAGGGCTTCGGCGAACCCGCAGGGCAATGGCAGGAGGGCGTTCTCGAGCAGCGCAGCACCAAGCCCGTTGAACACAAGAAGACGACCGGATGATGTCGGATTGGACCCCGGCCCAGCTCGCGCGCTGGCTGAGGCAGAACCCCCCGGAGCGCGAGTGGCACTGTGCGGCCTGCGGGTTTATGTCGCCGTGGTGGCTGGGGTGTGACCAGTTTGCTTACTGTACTGATTGCGAACGGACACAAAGACGGCTGGATCAAGAGAAGATCGCACGCGAAGGACGACTCCTATGAGCAAGCTCAAGCTGATGCGCAGCTACAAAGACCCCTCCGATCCTCGGGCCGACCACGAGGGTTACGTCGTCACCGACGAAGAGATCCCGGTGCGCAAGTGCCTGAAGTGCGGGTTGCGTAATAAAGCCTTCGCGAAGCAGTGCTATCACTGTGGAAATCTGATGAAGGTGGTCGGGGATTTCTGATGGGCCGACACTATGACACATACCCAGTCCTGCCGGGGTTCAAGCGCCACGGCACCTCGGAGGAAGCGGCCCACTCGATGATCCCCGAGCTGTCCTTCCTGCGCGGCGAATGCCTCAAGGCCATCGCGGCGCTGGATTCGACTGCCGACGAGGTGGCTACCGTGGTCGGGCGCACGGTCTTGGCTATCAGGCCGCGCATCACTGAACTCAACAAGCTCGAGCTGATCTATGACTCTGGTTTGCGCCGGAAGAACGACAGCGGGCGCAACGCAATAGTGTGGCGCTGGTCGGGCATAGCGGTGCCCGTCAATATCGAGGAAAAAGAAGAAGTGAGGAGGAAGAGAAATGGCCAGACGTGATGACGAGAACGACGTAACCGTAGAGGCGGTGACCCTAGAACCGGAGCCTCAGACCGCCAACCCCATCACCATCTCCGGGGCCGCGCTGCTAGGCGACACCGTGCAGATAAGCGGGCTGACGCTCACCGGCACCACTGACTACTCGACCGGCACCAGTGGCGGCGGCGGGGGTGGAGGCACCACCACCGACACGGGTGGGTCCGAGCCTTGGGCGTGGAACCAGCTGTATCTGGATCCGGCGGGCTACGCGGGCAGGACGGTCAACGCGGGGCAGAGCACTTGGCTTCCGATTGCCAGCGGCAAGTGGCCACCGGGGTACAAGGTGCCCGACAATCACACCAAAGGCGGGGTGAGCCCTTCGGGCACGAGCGACGGCACCAAGCCCATCATAATCCAGCCGCCTCCGAAGGGCGTGGGACGGCTCAAGTTCTATAGTGCGTTCAAGCTCTTGGTAGTCAACAACAGCTCCAACAAGGGCTCTTACACCTGTTATATCGGAACGTACTATTCCAATGGGCCTTCCAAGCCACTTTACCCGTACTTGGGAGTAGCTCATGACGCCGGGAGCCTGTCCCCGGCCACTATCGGTGGCGGCGAGTCGCAGATGGTTCACGTTCACCGGCTGGATATTTGCGACAACTCATTCCAGTCAGACCAGCCTATAAGTGGCTGGCCGCAGTGGGAGATGTTGCTGCACACCTCGGGCACGATGATGTATCCCGGCTTGCAGCTCTCGATAGAGAACCGGGGGTCGGTGGCCCTGACCATAAAGAATATTTTCGGCTTCGGCTTCGTGTGTTGAATGAAGGCTCAGCTGGTACTCGGCCTGAAGATCCATCAGCCATGTTCTGAGTGTGGCCGGGATATCGTAGTGTGGAGCCAGACGGAAGAGGGACACAGTTCCGAATATCAGGATGCAAGGGGGCGGTGCTATGAGTGCGCCGCGAAGAAGAAATGAGACGACGCCACGCGATGCAGGCAGTAACGGAGGGCGGCGATCTACTTACCCGGATCCACGAGCTTATCTGGCAGGGCGATTACCAGCAGGCCCGTGACGGTCTGGCGGTCACAGAGCGCCTCCTAGGGGCGACCAGAGGGCTGCTCAGGCTCATGCCTGCCCCGGACCATTCCGGGGCTCCCAGCGGGCACAAGCGCGCGAAGGCGGGGCAGTCCTGAGCACGGTAATGAGGAAAAAGTCGTGTCAGTGGTGCGGAAGGAGGAGGGACCAGCTGGTGTCGGTGTGGACCCCGGCTGGCCCGAGGCTGCTGTGTCAAGGGTGCCGACAAAGGCCGCTTCCGATGTGGGGCTCCCCGACGCGGAGATCCTCACGATCAGGGAAGTCAGCGACTACCTCCGCATCAGCCGGGGGACTATCTACCGGCTGATTGAGCGAGGCGAGCTGATCGGTGCGTTCAAGTTGGGCGGCGACTGGCGGATCCACCGGGGTCAGCTGTTCAAGTGGATCGAGAGCCAGACGGTTTGATGTGGAAGCTGGTCACCAGTGTGCTGCGGTCCTTGGTGTGGCCGACATGCCAATGGCGCCGCGCACGCGGTGACCACGGGCAGCAGTAGGTGCCCATCTCGGGCCCCATCAGGCGGGCGACTTGGAGTGCCTCGTCGCGGGTGTAGTACTTGACCTTGCTCCAGCACTGGCCGCGAGGGTCGGAAGGCTTGCCCAAGTCGAAGGGGTCACCTTTCTTCTTCATCGCCCATCACCTTGCGCCTGTGCTCCGCGATGCGGCGGTCGGCCTCCTCGCCAGACATGACGTCCTTGGGCCGGTCCTCCTTGGACCACGGCCTCTGGCGGGAGCCGCCCATGGAGCCCTCGACCACCGCGCGTTCCTTGAACATGAACGGGAACAGGTTGGGGCCGAAGGCCGGGGGCAGTACCCAGAGAAAATACTGATTGGCCGTATCCACGAGCATCGACTCGGGCGGGTAGAACTCCACGGCCAGCCGCTCCGGGCCCACGATCTCGTTCTTGATCTTCTGCAGGTGGCGCCAGTCGTGGATGGCCAGCTTGTCCCGCCGCTTGATTGAGAGCTGGAGGATCGGATCCTGCGGCCAGCCCGAGTCCTTGGGGTAGGGGCTGGGGATCTCGATGACGTTCACCTGATAGAGGGAGTTGAGGTAGCACCTCACGTCGGTCGAGCCGTAGATCAGCTCCTTCTCCTTGACGTGCATGGGAGGGAGCGTGGCCTCTTGGAACGGGGTCCACTCTGGCTGTTTCATCGCTCCTCCTTGCACCAGCAGTTACGGCTGAGGCGATGGCGAAAGTGAGACAACGCCCGCAACACGTCATCGGTATGGCGAAGACCGGCAGGGTCTTCGATGAGCGACATCCCGTAGTCATCGACCACTGGTTGCCCGCCGTAGTGCTGTGCCGCCTCCCGCAAACACCAGTCAGCGTGCTGGGGTGATTCAATTGGGACGCTGTACTTGAACCGTGGGCGTTTCATTATCGTGACCTCCTCAGTGCTTTGCGCGCGCGCTCCTCAGCTCGAGCCTGTCGGCAGCGCTCCTTGGCCTCCTCGGTCATGGGCTGGGCCTTGGGCTGCGCGGCTTCCCAGCGTTCGCGGATTTCGTTGCGGACTGTGATTGGTTGACCCCACATCCAGAAGTGGGGCCGTTTCGCTTCGTCGTAGACTTCCATCTCTTCACCTCTACCCCTAAGATTATCAGATTCGATATCACGAGTCAAGTAGTGTCCGAAATTGATATTCCTTCCGAGGGGGCCTGTACGCCCGCCTTGACTACCGGACTGATATCCACTACGCTAGCGGTCATGGAGATTGCACAGGCAGAAACGAACCGCCGGGATCGGCCCGTGCTGGTCCGGTTGACCAGCAAGACTTACGACTGGCTCAGCTCTCTGTCGGAACAGGCAGGGGGCGGGATCGCGACCACCATCCGGAGCATCCTAGAGGCGGCGCAAAAGGAGGGCGTCGAGGTCAGTGATCCGGATACGAGGAAGAAGATCCGAGCCTGAATACTCTCGCTCGGGGTGGGCGGCTTAACCAACCGTATCGGGAGCTGACTCGCCTGTCTCCACCCGATCAGAACGCCCCGAGCGTTTCCACACCCCAGCCCCACACATCTCAGTTAATCGCGCAGTCGCCTTCGTTGGCACAGAAGGCTTCCTTGCACTTGTCGCACTGCAGGTGCGGGTGGCTCATGTCCTTGTGAAAGAACCAGATGTTGAACGACTCGTTGTCGCAGGTGGGACACACGACGACCTCGACCTCTTCGATGTCGCTCGGGTCGATCTGGGAGATGACCTTGTCGGCGCGGGTCTTCACTCAGTTGCCCTTGGGCTTGATGCCGGGGTGGACCAGCTCCTCGGTGAGCATCTGGAGTTCGCGCATCTGGGCCGCGACCATATCGTTATGGTTGGCGCTTTCCTCGAGCAGCTTCAGCATGCCGTCGAGCTGCTCACCCTGTCTCAGGGTGAAGTTCACCAGTGTCTGGAACCTGCTCTCGAGTTCATCGAGCCGCTGGTACATCTCAGCTCGGAATCGGTTAAAGGCTGCTTCATCCATTTTCAATTCTCCGGGTGCTCCTTCAGGTAGTCCGCGACGAACGCCCTGATATCGGTAAGCGTCTGCCGGTCAACTTCCGGCAGGCACTCGTCACTGGGCAGCAGTGACATCAGGTAGCGCAGCCAGCCCACGGCCTCGGCCAGTTCATCCGCATCCATACAGCCTCCCCTTAAAGCGGGCCCAGACACATTCAAACGGACGGCGCAGTCATCAGAGCTTGGGAATAACTCCCCGTTTCGCAACGGTCGGCCACGCCATCGAAACGTAGCGTCCGGGCCCAGCGGCGGATCTTATCGCCCGATTGTAATCATCAGCCAACCGGCGACGACCCCGATGACAAACCCGATCACCAGCCCAGTGGCTAAGGCCGTCATTAAGCGGTCTTGAGCACGGTTCATCACGTCAAGTAGAAGTTCCGCCCTTTCGTTCGTCATGTGGCCTCCCCGCTTGATCAGCCGCGCGATACTACACGTCTCTTGTTAAGATCTGTTACAGCCTCCCCTTAAAAAAGTAGCCCACTCGGGCGAGTAGGTCGGAACGATGAATCCCGAGCCGGTCCTTACTCCCGGCCTAACCTGAGTGGGCATGAGCATCTTAGTGCTTGGTGCGCTTCTGCAGATAGCTTTTCCAAGTGCGCTCTGCAGTCTTTCCGATTAACCAGTCCTGCACGCTTTCAAACTGGCAGTTGGTGAATAGGTCCAGCAGCTCTGGTTCCTCGACCTTGTCTGGCGCGCAGCTCAGGCAGTAGTCGTGACCTTGCGGGTTGTCGCGGACGCCGACCAGAGGCTTGGAGGTGGGACGGTCGTCAGGTTCCTGTATCACTAGCCAGTAAACGCTGGCGAACTTGCAATCAGGATCATGATCATCGCCCAACGCCATGGAGCCGAATCGGTTATACTCGACCACGACATCGCAGCCGTGGCAGGTGAAATTGTAGGTTGGAAAGTCCATCGTAGTTGTCCGGGGGACGAGCCCCGTCAGGCCCGTCCCCCAATGTGTGCCTCCCTTTACGGCGTTGCCTGCGCCGGTTGCGGTGCGGGAGACGCGGGCCGACCGCGCTCCTGCTCGAACCGCTTTTGGGCCCGGATGGCGGCAAGGCGCAGCTTGTCGCCCTTCTTGACCTTCACCAGCGCGGCGACCAGCTCAGCGGCCAGCATGCGGCTGGCAGAGGTGTCGTCCGGGTCGGACTCATAGAACACAGCGGTCCAGAACTCCTCCGCTGCCGGGGCGTTCTTGAGCCACCACCCGTAACAGGCGCTCATCGGCTTCTTGAGCTTGATGAAGCGCCGGTTGTCGCAGCTCTCGAACTGGGCGAGCCAGAGCGCGAACTTGCGCACCTTCGGATCGGGGAGCATCACCTCCCCCCGATACCGCGCATCGCAGGGGTTGTAACTCGCCTGACCCTTGTTGTGCTCCTCGATGATGGCGGTCACCGCCACCAAGAATCCCGGCTTGAGCCTCTTGACATCGGGAAATCCTGCCTTGGCCATGGACATCCGATCCGTGATGCTCCGGGCGGACACCGAGGAGTCGAAACAATCGAAGACCTTGAGGCCCTCGTCCTCGATGTTGTCCACCTCCCATCTCTCGATGCTCATCGAGAGAGGCGAGCCGTCCCGCTTGGTCGGAAACTTGAGCCCATCCAGATTGCTCAATGTTCCGACGGCAGTGTGCTGGCCGTTGCAGCGGTGGATAGTGCCCGTCCGCTTGTCCAGCACGGTGGCCCAGCGCACGCTGTAAAACTCGCGCGCCGCGATCCATTCGCGCTGGCGTCGTATGCGGGCAGGGCGGATTTCCCGCTCGCCGGGGAGCGGGGGAAGTGCGAGAAACGCCTTGAGAGTCTCTGGCGTCAGCTCGCCGACATCGGTCCCAACATGCTCTATGGGCATATAGGGGGTTTCCTGCGGAGTTCAGTCCGTCGCCGGTTTTAGTTGTTTTTATTTCGGCGCGGGTCCGCATCGGTCGTTAATCCTTGAGGACGCGATCCAGCTCTTCTTTGACCCAAGCCACGATCTCCCTCAGAACAGGGAGCATCTGGGCGTCGGTGTTCCAGTACGACTGGCCGTGTCCTCGTGCTGCGGCCTCTCTCTGCTTCCTGAAGTCCTCCTCTATGGCTTTGATTCCGTCGCGCAGCCGCCGCGCCAGCGCGCCCACCTTTAATGCTTCTGGATCTGTGATGTTC